ATGACACTCGTATATTCAACAGAGACTGGTCGCATCAAACCAGAAGAAGAAAAAGTCGAACGCCCTAAAGGCGACGGCATTGTTCGTATTCAACGACAAACTAAAGGCCGTAAAGGCAAAGGTGTTTGCATCGTGACAGGTTTGGATTTGGATGACGCGCCACTGAAATTACTAGCAGCTGAACTTAAGAAAGTTTGCGGCTGTGGTGGCTCTGTAAAAGATGGCAACATCGAAATCCAAGGTGATGCTCGTGACAAGATCAAAGCACATCTTGAAAAGAAAGGCATGACAGTAAAATTAGCCGGTGGTTAATTCAAACTGAGCAAAAGATTTTAAAGAGCGTCGACTATGACGCTCTTTTTATATCTGCAGTTTGGACAAGTTTGTAGAACTTAACCCAGATAAACATCTCAAAGCACGACACACAAAACAGCTATTGAAAGAACCCAGCTAATAGCAGAGCGAGCAATCGTAGATTGATAGATCCATATTAGCTATTTTATGGTAAATAACGGTTATGTTTAATGACACTATCAAAAGTGCCGTATTTTAAAATCTGAGAGGGATAGGAGACCAATCCAGAGAAGATTTGGCGTACGCTGATATATCATTTAACATAATATACATAATGCGCACTGAATTGAGGATTCCACTGGGCTTGAAAACGCTACGGCAAATCCTGCACAAGCCATTGAAATACTTGGTAATCCAAGCCCGTTAAACTTTTTTGCAATGCTCGACCATAGCGTTTGCGCTTCGCAAGATTTTGCTTTATCCAAAGCTAGTCCGATAAGTGCCTTTTCTTTATCTTCTCCGACAGCTTCTGCAAGCATAAGTATCTGATTTTCATTGAGATAAGTTCTTCCTTTACGTACCTCTGTAATCATTTGCGGACTTACACCCAAATCGTGAGCGATTTGTTTGTACTGCACATACTTCATTTGCTCTTTATAAGCATCAATGAGTTGGTTTGTGTACATTTTTGATTTTCCTATCCAAGCCACATTGACCTCATTCTAGTCCTTTAACACAAAATTTGCTGTATTGACGGTACATAAAACTCTGTATTTAATCAGCACAGAATTTACTGTACTTGACCACCTTGGTTTGGGCGTTTGCCCTTGACGCTTTCGTCTGGCCTTGGTGGTCACTCCTAACTAGTCAAGGTGGTTTCTATGTCAAAATTCTCTAGCTTAATCGAGGTTAATCCTCATAACCCTTCAATACGTTCTATAGATTTCGGAAATCTTCGTCTTACTCATTTTGGTAATCAAAACGCCTATAGAATCCGAATTTCATTTTGTGATATCGGTGTTCACTACTCACAAGAAACGTATGTGTTACCGAGTCAACTTGAGCATGTTGTTGAAATTGACCAACACGGTGAAGCTTGGGTAGTCCTTCGAGATGTAGACAACCATCAAATTTTTCTATCTGTAGCCTGTCAGCATGCCTATGCATCAATCTGTGAACTTTTCTCAATGCCTGTCAGTGATGCGGTTATTCGCGCCTTTGAGATTGAGGAGCAACTTGCAGTAAAACGTGACGCCGTAACTGAGTCTAACTCAGAGGCATAACCCATGAACGAAGCCCAAACCATCTATTACGATTTGTTGCCTGATTACACGGTTTCTGTGTTGGTCAAAGGCTGTGAAGAATGGGATTTGCTTAAGTCTATGTCTCATCTTGAATCTTGGGCTTCGTCTGAATTTGTCTCTTACGAGTTGGTATCTATTACCAACACCACTTACCAAGAACGCGTTGATTTAGGGGTCTTCGATGACTACTGCAACTAACATCCTTAAGAAATTCGATGAGCAGTCTGTTCATATTGACTACCTATGTTTTACATTTGCAGTCAAGGACTTACGCCATTGTCACAACGCGATTCAACGTCTGCACAAGCATGAGGAATATAAAGGTTTAGCACCTAAATCTCTGTTACAGCGTAACTGTAAAGCACCCAAGTTCCCTGCTCCACCTCAGTTTAATGCGACCATCGCGGGTACTGCTGAAGAGATTGAAGCGTACAACAACGCCTTTGATATCTGTTACCGCAATTACCTAGAAGATTGCCTGCGTATCTTCACGAATCAGGTGCTTGGATTGTCTCTTTCAGCACCTCGTGGCCTTGGCTTTCAGTTCTATTCTGAGTCTATGAAGTTGACCTCACCAGACGGTGAAGACTTCTGTGGTTTCGTGGGTATTGGTGGCAACAATGACACGGTGCATTTCCAAATTAATGGCACTGGTTGTAAGCATGTGTTTGCTCGTCGTGCGCCTTGGTCGCTGCATGATTGGCTAACAAACGTTCTTGGTGTTCAAACACTCGCGCGTGTCGATCTCGCTTACGATGATTACGACGGTATCTTTGATTGTGAATACGCGCGCAAAGCTTGGAATGATGATGCTTTCCGTACTGCTGAGCGTGGCCGTAATCCGGTTCTACATGAAGATATGACGATTGCCAGCATCAAAGACGGCAAGCCTGTCTACACCAAAGAGCAATACTCTGTCGGCTCTCGTACTTCTCGCATCTACTGGCGTATCTACAACAAGGCTCTTGAGCAGAAACTCGCGAACACGGGTTTGGTTTGGTACCGCTCAGAAGTTGAACTTAAAAAATGGAACATCGATGTGCTCTTGAATCCTGCTGGCGCATTCGCGGCCATCAACGACTTCGCAGCGTCGATTTCTACTGCAAAACAATTCAATACAAAACCTGTCCCGACTAAACGTGCGGCGCTCGACCTGTTGGCTTCGGCTCACTGGATGCGTCGCCAGTACGGGAAAATCCTGAACTCTTTAATCGAATTCCATGAGGGCGACATTGAAACCGTTGTCGGCTCGCTCGTCCGTGATGGAACCAAATTCACCTTCCCCGATACCTACGGCAAGTTGGTGACTCACATATTGGAGACCTAACAAATGGCTAAATCTGTTTTTGTCCTAGGCATGGACATCACTTGGAACTCGGCACGTGGTGACAGTGCTCAACTGAACATCTCACGTCCACTACGTGAAATTAACTCGGAGAAATTCAAGCGTCGCACCATCGGCGAATCTGGTGACGTAAACCCGCAATGGGATCAACCTTTGATGATTGATCATGAATACGCCCTGCTCCTTGAGCGCACCGGTGCTTTGGTTCCTCGTCGTGAGTACCAATTGCAACTTGAAATCAATCCAGAAGATCCATTGGCGGGTGCCATCGTGACAGCGCTTATTCCTGTCGACGCAGAAATTAAGAAGCACTTCGAAGCTTCAATGAAGGCTAACTAAGAAATTCTATGTCTATTTGCGTAACGGTTATTGATGGTGTTTTGCAGCAAGCAACTAATGGCAGTTGTGAGCTCATTTTGATGTCAAAAGAACAAGTTACGCAGTTAGTTGATGGTCAATTTGATTGGTCATTACTCGAATTTGACAAGGAACTGTACCAATACGTTTTAGGCCAGTCCCTTGTCACTTTCATCGGCGGTCATGTCTTAGGCCGCGTACTTAAATACTTTGGAAAATAATAGGAAAATCAGCATGAAATACATGAATCAAGTACAGAGCTTTTTCACTAACAAATACACACAAGCGGGTGTGGCAATGTCGCTTTCTGTTCCGGCTTTTGCTGAAGGTAACGCTAACGTTGAAGCCATTAACGGCGCTATCGATGGTGGTAAACAGATGGTGTCTTTGACCACTTCTGGTGTTATCGGTATCGCGGCTCTTGGCTTCGGTTTGGGGATGGTTGTTGCGTGGCTACGTAAATAATGATCCTCTCTATCGCTTTGGCCTCGTTAATATCTCTGTCCTTTTTATACGGGGTCTATACAGGCGTTATATCTGGTTAAGGGGAGCTTAAAGCTCCCTTTTTTCTTCTCAGTAATAAGGTGATTTCATGCGTTTTATAGCTCCCTTCTTATTACTTCTTTCACCGCTGGCCTTTGCTGATGAGTGTCCTGATGGTGAGCAAATGTATCAAGGCCAATGCCGCACCACTTGTGAAATCTTGGCTCAAGACTCTAGCCCTAGGGGTATGCGTTGGGATGGTACGGTTTGGGGTGATGCGCCTACTGGTTACTGTCGTGGCTCTGGCTCATCGGGTTGTGAACTTCGCCGTACAGGGGTAACCATTCAAGTTAATGGTTCAGTTTTCTGGCAAGGTGACTTCAAGTATACAGGTGCATCTTGTTCTAATGTTGGTGAGTACACCGGAGATTCTCCTTGGACCGAACCTGACGATGGTAACTCTGACGGTGGTTCAGGTAATGATTCTGGTGGTGATACTGGAACCGATACTGGTGACGGTTCCGATGGTACTACTGATAACGGTGATGACCTCGATCATGGTGGCGGTGGTAATGGCGGTAACTCTGGTTCTGCTTATCCAGACAGTAGTCATCCAATAAATCACTTGCGCTCTATCCAAGAAAAACAGGTTATCTCTAACAACCTTTTGGATCGGAATACCAATGAAATTATTCAGCTTAATGCTTCCATAACTGACAGGTTGACCGATATTTCCTCTCATTTGAACACCGAGCAAGTCAATACCAATAACTATCGAAACGAGCTCAAGACCAGTGTTCGTGGGATCACTTTCGCGTTCCAAGATGCCAATTCCACGCTCAAAGACTTGCTCCAAACAATGAACTCCATAGACCGAAAGACAACGGGTGGAACGGGTAGCAATGTTGACCTTTCGCCGTTAATTGCGAGTGCCGCTGAAATCGAGAAGCACACATCCGGTACTTACTGGTTCTTAGATGCCATGCGCAAGCAAGTTGATTCGGTTGCAGACAATACTGGAGCAATCAAATACCAAGTCACTCCAATCTTAGAGAACATTGAGCAACGTATGGCGAGTGGCTCTCAAAATACTCGTATCTTTCGTGATGGCATTCGTAGCGATACAAGGAGCATCAAAGCCAACACTAATAACATCAAGAGAGAAGTCATTAACATCAAGAAAGCCGTTCAAGCGAATAAGGAATCAGTCGACGCTGTTAAGACGGCCGTTGAAGATCAAACGGCCTCTTTAGAAGGTGCGCTTAACCAAATCGTAGAAGCAATTGGTAGTGGTGATGGCTCTGACGGTGGTTCCCAAAGCGGAGACAATTCTGATGTTGTTAGCAAGCTTGGAGAACTTCAAGGCTCCACTGAACAACTAGGGGATCAACTAGGTCAATCCTTAGAAGGTATTCAAGATGCGATTAACGGATTGAATGACGGTGGCCTATTCCATGCGCCACCAACTAGCGATGGTTGGTCCCACGGTACAGTTATTGGTGAGGCGGTTGAAGGTCTTGTTGATGACATCGACAAACTCAAAGCAACTCTCAAGGACATGCAATCAACATCCCCTATTAATCTCGGCACAATGAGCTTCAACGATGGCAGTTATTCAGGTGAAACCTTCACTCTTTCACGGGCATCTTGGAATGTAGATGTGCGCTTTAACCTATTCAACACACTCGGCAAGAACACAAGCACCATTCGCAACGTAATCATCTTTGCCGCTATGTTGATGGCTGCTTTTATCATCTTATCGTCGGGACGCAAAGGAAGCTAATATGGATTTCATTTTCGAAGCCTTTCAATACATAGCAAATGTGTTCGGCTCTATCTCTGACTTCTTTAGGTCTATTCCCGACTTAGTAATGGAAATCTTTACCTATGCTTGGTACTGGGGTATCAAACTTTATCTGTCCATCAAAATCTCTATGGTTGAGATGGCCTACGAAATTGCCTCAATGATACTAACAGACTATGAAGTCTATACGGTTCTTAACGCTGCCTTTAACAACCTAGCGCCAGACCTCAGACATGCGGCCTATCAACTTGGTGTAGTTGATGCTATCCGAATCGTTATCGATGGGCTGGCTACCGCCTTTGTTCTTCGAATTATGGGGTGGTGATTATGGCTGTTATCTTTCGTCACGGCTCTAATGGTTCTTACAAGTCTGCTTATGCGACTTGGTTTGAAATCCTCCCTGCACTTCGTGAAGGCCGCTTGGTTGTCACCAATATTGAAGGCTTACGCCCTAAAGAATCTATCGAGAAAATTCTTGGGGAAACCTTTCCGGCCAGTGCCAAGCTTATAAGGATCTTTACGCGATCAAGCGAAGGTGTTCACCTTTGGCAGAACTGGTTTAACTGGATGCCAACGGGTGCATTGGTTGTTATCGATGAGTGCCAGGACTTGTACTGTCCAGAAGCAGGTTTTAAACGTGAGAAGTTCTTAGCTCGTCCGTTCTCAGAGTTCGAAGACATCTTACCAAAGGGCTTTGGTGAGTTGTTTCATTCTCGTTGGCTACCCATTGACCCAGATTCGCTCGATGAGAGTGACTTAGACGATTGTGAGCGTACGCAACTGGACGAGAACAACCGTCTGCTCTACCCGTTCGATTTCTATGGCGCTTTCATGCGTCACCGCAAATATCAATGGGATGTGATCATGCTGACACCGGATTACAGTGCAATCCCAACATGGCTAAAAGGTTGTGCAGGTGAAGCCTACTCACATCGTTCTACGGATACCTTCTTCCGTAAGCGTAAGCCGCGTATCTATAACCATCGCCCTAAAGCAACTAAGACCGACCCGACGACCAAAGCAGACTACGCCAGCTGCAGCAGTAAGAAGATTCCGGTGGATGTGTTCGCTCTGTATCAATCCACAGGTACGGGCGGATTCAATGAAACTAAGTCAGATATCTCGATCTTAAAGTCGCCAAAGTTCCTTCTGGCTATGCTCATTGGTGTGTTGGCCATTCTAAAATTTTTCTGGGATTTGTATGTATTATCTAATAGTGATGTGGATTCGGCTCAAACAGTTCCTGCGCAAGTTGAAACTGCTTCAGCGTCCTCTTTACCTACTTCGCCTACTCTATCAATACCTCAAGCCGATACTGGTTTGGCTCGGTCGGACGCTTCTGGGTTGGATACTAGCAATGCTCATACTCAAGCTAGTCATACGACTGTTCCTAATGGTGTAAATCCGTTCTTTGAGGCACTTCCAATGTACAATGATGCGAAGTCTTTCTATCTCACGGGTATAAACACAGTAGCTAACGCGCATGATTATCTGTTTCGCATCGATAGAGGTAGAGATACCTATTACTTGCGTTCACAGACGTTAGCGAAGTTTGGATATGAGTTTGAGTTAATTGATGAATGCTTAGTGATGGTGAAATCCGACACCATCAACGCACTGCTAACTTGTCCACCAAGCATTAACCTCGACGCGAATGAACCAGAAAAAGAAATTCAGTTGACTGGCGTTCAAAGTGGCGTGGATATCTTCAATTTAAACAAGGGCTAAAGGTGACGTTGCCCCGCAGGGATAAGCAAAGCACGAAGTGCAAGCGAAGCACCAAGCCGCCCACGGAACCCAAATTTTGCATGAATAGTTAATCGGCGCGGTTAGCAGCTGCAGCCGATTGGCTACCCACTCCCCACGTCCTGCTAAGCATCCCTTCCAGAGAATCAAAGCGAAAAAGGGGCGGATTGCCACTGCAACCCACCCTAACCTTACCGCGTCTAATCAATCGAGTGTCGAGATTGATTATTGAGATTATTGTGCTCGATGCGTCCAGCATGAGTCGCGAGGACTGAGCAGCGATTGCGGGACGCAACGAGAAACCCCCGTATCTGTATTACGGGGGTAAATTCCACCATGCCTCAACGGTTCGATGAAATCGTGATTAGGCTCGAATAAGCAACCAAACATCTATGCAATTAATTTATCTTATTGAAACCATGAAGTTTATCTATTGAGATGATTACCAAGAAACGGCACAATGTGCGGATAAAATGAGGCTAAAAGCCGCATAACAAGCGTTAAATTTATTTTGAGGTCATGATGAAAAAAATTATTCCTTTTGATGTGATTCAGCAAAAACTGGGTCAACCAATTAGCGTCTTAGAATATGGATTGTCAGATATTCGCCAGATTCAAGATATTACGCCAAAGACATGTGTTGATATAGCATTAAATGTCTGGGACAAAATCATTTCTCGTAAGCTGCATCAAGTCAATCCAATGGCTTTAGCAACTTATGTAAATCGACAGGATCCAAAACTGCATTTAAGAGTTGGGAATGTTATTGGTAAAACGGTTGTTAAAGATATTTACTATGCTTTGGCTAACGTCGAGGACTCTGCTCTGGAGGACACTTTATCAGTTGAGTTTCTTGCTGCACACGTATACCCAAACGACCTCCATTTAGCTGATATATTGCTACAGAATCCGTATTCTCCTATTCCGCAAGAAGATAGAAAATGTGAACATCAGGAATACAATGGTTTCGGGTTACTATCGACGATTATTGATGATTTTTTCTCTTTGGCTCATGAGCTTAACTGTGACTTTGTTACTCTTACCGCAGCCTCAATAGAGCAAGTGGAGTTGTTCAAAAATTATGGCTTCGAGGTACGCGATAGCGATGCTGGTCGATTAGCTATGCAGTTTGGTATGGGGATTCCAATGGAGAGGAAACTATAAATATAACAATCTGTTTAAGAGTGATTCGCAACGCGTGGCATTTTTACTATGCGTTGCGTTTAGTGTTTAAGGTGGTATGCGGCGGCATCGGTATCGCGTTGCTCACACCTTAACAGGGCGTTATACCTCTTCTGGTGTGTCAATAATACACCTCTAAAATATTGATTGCTAAAGTTTTAATTTCTCATTGCTATGTTAATGTTCTGTCGTTCTTTAACTAAAAGTGAGGCGAATCTTGTGAGAAGTATCCAGTTTAACAAATCAGTAATTCGTTACACATCTGGCGGTACAGGGCATTCATTGTTCAACACTATGGATGTCTATCAAGCAATAGAAAAACCAATGCCGAATATAGCTAGTCCATCTATGGATTTTATTGAGCTAGTGTCTCTGGTCATAATGCACTTACCAAGCATGTGCGATACGCTGTTTGATGAGTTAAGTGGTGTTGATAAAGGTGAAGAATTGTGCAGACCTATGACCGACTTTGACTGGACAAACATAGACGCAAACTAATAGGTATAACAAACTGTTTAAGAGCGATTCGCAACGCGTGGCATTTATACTATGCGTTGCGTTCAGTGTTTAAGGTGGTATGCGGTAGCATCAGTATTGCGTTGCTCACACCTTAACAGGGCGTTAAATGGAGGAGCTAATGAGCAGTATTCTAGAAAAGTGTCATACGTTCAAGTTTAGTGAATCATATGGTTTTGCAGATAAAGTCAGAAAAGCGATTTTTGAACGCGACTATGCAATTGATCCGTTAGAAGTAGCAGAAGATGTAGAGTTACAGGTGACTAAGCCACAAAAAAGAACTCTACTGCATGATTACATAGAGTATGTTGTGGTTGACCATCTCAATTTTTACTTTAGAGGTGGCGGCTGGGAATTTGAGGATGTTCTACCAGTACTTTCAATGCTTGAATCACATCAAATCGAATACCAAGAGTTAGACCACTACATTAAAGAGCTACTGCGAGACGATGAAAGTGGAAAAACAGTCGAAATTACTGAAGAGCACATTGATGAGTATAAGTACCAATATGCGTGGGACTATATTGAACCTTTGGTACAGGCAAAGTTTGTCCCTGTATTAGTTACTGAAGTATTTTCGCTACTCTTCGCTGATCGCGAAGCTATGAAAGTTTTCAATATAAATGTTGCAGAGTCTATGGGCGAGCGAAGTAAGAGAAATACTTACTGGCCTAAATGGCTTGAGAGAGCATTGTTTTGTCGGGAAAAGGGGCTTTGTGCGCTTTGTAAAACGGACTTATCTTCTGTTTATCATACACATGGCAAGGTTGCTATAGATCATATCGTTCCAATTGCTAAAAATGGCGTAAATGATCCGACAAACCTCCAAATTCTTTGCCAATCATGCAATAGCAAAAAAAGTGGGACAGTCATTCAGACATCTAATGCAATGCCAGTTTTTTGGGAGATGTAACCCTCCATTTAACAAACTGTTTAAGAGTGATTCGCAACGCGTGGCATTTTTACTATGCGTTAGGTTTAGTGGTTAAGGTGGTATGAGGTGGCTTCGGTATTGCGTTGCTCACACCTTAACAGGGCGTTAACTAAAAAGGGAAAGTTATGCGAAATTCTTTAAAGACAGTTTTTTTCTTGTCTTCATTTTCTCCAACACTGCTAGCTCTTGCTGTAGTAAGGTATTTAATCTCTGGTGATGACTTTCTATTCTATCAATTAATATCTGTCTTTTTGTTAGGAGTAGCTTTATTCTGTTTAATCTTTAAATTAGTAATAGATCAAGGTGAAAGAATCAGCTTTAATGCAAAGAAAGTAGAGTCAACTGACTACTTTCTTTTAGTGTTTCTTGCTGCTTACGCTGCACCGATAGTTATGAGGATGGTAGAACTTAACTTTAGAGTAATTTCAATTGTATTAAGTTTGTTATTGGTAACGTTGTGGGTTTTACCATATATACCGTCTCACCCATTAATGTACTTGTTTAAATATCGGTTTTATAAAATAGAGTCTGATAGTGGTGTTGTTTATACATTAATATCTAAGAGAAATATACGAGATCCAAAAACAGTTAAACAAGTCGTCGCTATTTCAGATAGTATGCTTATGGAGAAATAA